CACGGGTGGCGCTGCGCTTCGAGTGCAAGCCCTCTTTACTAGCAATCAGGAGGATCTTATGAGCAGCAAATCTAGTCCAGAGTTGGACCAGACTAGCTATGACCGTACGGTTGATCTGTACCGTCAGCGCTCAAAAGATCTCGCTGCTAGATCTCATGGCCTCGAGAGATATTTGTATCAGATCTTTGGATCTTCTCTCATTGGTTCTATTGCTTGCGCGATAGATCCGTGGAAGAAGTTTACCATCGTTCCGAACAAGACTGCGTTGCTAAGCAGTCCGTCTCCCGTGGTTCGTACTCGGGACAAAGTCACCTTCTTCGGATGCCCAAGACTTGAGCATTACGAAAGAGGTAATGACCAGTACGGTTATGTGCCGAACAATGATACAGCGTATCCGTTCGACTATTACCTTACAGGTCCCGTGCACTCCATCGTTAGCAGTGGTACCACTAATCGTGGGAATCAACCTACGATTACTGGTTTCGTCCGTGATACAACGGATAGGACTAGGCCTATTGGTGTACGTTTGGGGGAATTTGAACTTTTCCTCCCTATGTACAACAGTTCGCCTTTCTCCTATTCGTATCTGTATCAGGATAACCACGTACAAGTCCATGTCGGAACTGGCTTACAGGACACACGTTCTGTTAAGCTCGATCACGGCTGGACCGAAGGCCCTGAGATTGTCTGCGATAACGCTACGACGCAAGCGCTACTGACTGGATGTCAGACGCGGGCTTTGGCAGCAATGTCAAAGTACGCGTTGGCTATGATGGACAGATGTCTACCAGAGCATAAGACATTCAATCTAGCTTACCAGATCGCTGAATTGAAGGATCTCCCTCAAACTTTGAAGGGGACCCTTCAGATCTGGATTGCTTTTGAGCGTACAGTAGGAACTGAATTGTTTCGGCTCCTACAGCAAAGTGCCAGGTACTGGCACAGTCCTGCGTTGATCAGTAAGTATGCGTCAATGTTGGGCCGGGAAACCGGATACCACATTGATGTTTTACTTAACCTTGATCAGCTTGCTAGCTCCGCTTACCTTACTTTCAAGTTTGGTTGGCAGAGCTTGGTGCAGGCCGTAGAGCAGTTGTTACCCTCTCCCGAGAAGGTCAGCAAGGAGGTCAATCGAATTGTTGATTCGATCGGGAAAGACATATCTTTCCGATCCAAGAAGACCTGGGTCGAGAAGGTAACTAGCCTCCCGAATTTTACCGGCAATCTTCTACATAATGAAGCACTGGACACGAATCCCACTCACCCTCCGGTGAGCGGTTATCGTGATGTGGAACTTCGCTGTATGGCGAATATTCACATTCAGTTCCCAAGTGTAGATGAACCAACCCTCAGAAAAGATCTGTATCTGAGGAAGATTGGTCTGTGGCCATCTCCGAGTGATATCTTTGATTTGATACCTTGGACATGGTTAATTGACTGGTTTAGTGGTATTGGTGATTATGTCCATTTAATGGACACAATCTACCATGACAACTCAATCGTCAATCACGCCTTCATGACTTACAAAGAAGTAAATCATGTCGACGCACACTTTACTGGTAAATTCGTCGGAACTCGGTCAACGAACTTTGACGGTTCGATGTCTTCGTCTACGTTTACGCAGACGCAGCATCATTCCGGCAAACTCCTTCTCAAGTACCAACTTAGGAAGGCGATGTCCGAGGTTGCCTCAGTAAAGGACTATTGGAGCTCATCGTTGGGCTCCGACCAGAAGGCCATAATTGGCGCTTTGTTGACCAAATATGGTCTCGGGCCTAGGCGTGGTGCCTAGTCCTGAACATCAGCATAGGACACTTTTGACATGTCGCTTACCGAACCAATCACCGTCGCTGCATCCGCTCCGACTCCCGCCTTGACTTTCAAGACGGTCCGGATGGATGGCTATGGATCTGAAAAGTGGGATGTAACCAATGGTTACCAACTCACCTTCAACCATTCCACCTCTCCGTCGACGGGCGAGAGACATTACATGAAGATCTCGCAGACTTTGAATGCTACGTCACCCTATACAGGTGATGTATCCAAACAAACTGCGAATGTCTCCATTTCTGCCTCTTTTCCGCCTTTCGGATGGGACGCGAGTACAAAGGCAGCGCTTGTAAAAGCGCTAACCGACACACTCGCCGACGCTGATGTGACTACAGCGAATTGGCTAGCCTTTAACAGCTAGTTATTCACTGGAAATCAACTAACGGCAGGGGAGACCCTGCAAGGGGTCTCCCATGTCCATTAGCGGTATTCTCAAGTTCTTATCAAACCTGGGAAATACGATTACCGTAACTGGTAATTTGATTTCGCGTCTTGGCTATGCTATCTCACTTTCTAACTTGGAAAGTCAGACGCCTAGTCAAGATATGGTTCGGCCGGCTACGTCACAGGATCCTCCAACTCAAGGAGTGAAGGATGAAAAGCCTGCCGTGCAAGAAAGTTTCAAACCTACCTTGTAGTGGCCTAGAGAAAGTCACTATAAGGAAAGATGATCCTTTCTTTGTACAGAAGAGTATCCTCAAGAGTCTGCTTGCTGATGTAAGCAGATTCTTGCCTGGGACTAAAGGGCTTGATCGTGACTATGTCACGCTCGAGGCGCGTCTTGAACACGAGGGCATTAGTTTCTTACCTACTGCCCTTTCTGCACTTGGTAAGTCTCTTGACCAGGGACTTTCCGAAGGCAGGTTTACCATGCCTTTTGGGTGGAAACACGCTAAAGGCAAGAAGATCCCTCTATTTCTAGGGGGTGTCTTCAGTAAAGTGTTCGATGACAAAACTGGTGACCTGAAAGGAGAGGACTGTACGTTAGAAGTTTCACTTCTTCGTCAGTTCCTTTACTTTCTGGAAGAAGTTGACACCTGCTACTGGTCTCGCCGAAAGGCTTGACAAGAAAGCACGTGCCGACTTCGTGAAATGTGATCTTCAGATTCAGGGCATTGCCCCGTTTCGAAAAGACCACATATCCCGTATCTCCAATTTTGTTCTTGTTACTCTTGATGAGTTCCAAGAGCTTAGTTGTAGACATGGCCCAGGCGCTGTCGCTGAAGGGTATAAAGCAAACCAGAAGTGGCGAGCTTTCTACTCTCATCTGTCTGATTTAGATGGTCGACTGACCTCTGTCGGTTATGATGTAGTTTCTTATCTACATCGTGACCGCGAAGATCTTATCGACGTCAGCGATTCCCTTACGAGCAACTTGGCTAGACTAGTTACTGTTCCTAAGTCCTGTACGGCCTTAAGAACTATCACAGTTGAGCCCTGTATGAATCAGTTTGTTCAACAGGGACTTAACGATCATCTCCGGATGGAGATAAATCGTTGTATTGTGATGCGTAACTGCCTATCCCTGTCCACTCAAGAACCTAATCAGAATTTGGCTCTTGAGGGATCTCGTACCGGTGACTGGGTTACGGTTGATTTAAGTTCTGCTAGTGATCGCCTTTCAACCGAGTTGGTTGAATGTGCGTTCGCTAATAGACCGAGATACCTCTCGGCAATCTTAAATTGCCGTACCCCTTCTGTCGATATAGGCGGTTCGCCGATGTCGATCAGAAAGTATGCCGGTATGGGTAACGCGACAACCTTTCCTATTCAATCATACGTTTTTGCCTTAGTGGCAATTGCGTCTATGATTGGAGTTGGCACCAAGAAGGTGTCTCAAAGAAAGCTTATCGCGCTTGCTCGTAATGTTCGTGTCTTTGGCGATGATATCGTCATTAGACGCGAGCATTTTCCAGCATTTGCTGAGTGGATCTCCTCTTGCGGGTTAGTGATAAACCGCGAGAAGACTTTCTCTAAGGGAAACTTTAGAGAAAGTTGTGGATTAGATGCATTTAGAGGGACCAAGGTCACTCCAGTGTATCTAAAACAGGATCCATGTATTACCTCAACGGATCCCAAGGCTTTTGTTGCCGTTTTATCTACCTGTAATCAGCTTTGGTTACAAGGTATGTATTCGACATCGGATTGTCTTAAGGCACTTCTGGATAGGGTAACTACCCTTCCTTTGATGCCTCAAGATTCTTCCGGCCTTGGATATCATACTCATCAAAACGTGAGGACTTGCCAACGTTGGTCAAGAACTCTACATAGGTTCGAAGTAAAGACCTATGTTCCAAAACCTGTAAAGGTCAAGGATCAACTTGATGGTATGTCAGCGTTAATGAAGTTCTTTCATACTCCGTATTCAGCTGAGTATGATCCGAACCACTTAACGCATTCCGTTCGAAGATTTAACTTAAATCTTCGAAAGAGGTGGGTGCCATCTACGTAACGTAGATGACTAGTTTCTAATCAAAGATTTTGATTAGAGCAGAGGATCGCGCG